TGGTTTAAAATAATTGGCTTTGGATACGGTTCCACCCAAGACTGTAGCGCTTTTTCTAGCTCAATAACAGAATAATTGTTATAATTTCCGTGTCAATCCCTCGTGAATCGCAGCAACTTCTATAATCAAACCTTGATTTGAGTTAGCAGCTTCTTCAAATGAAAAATTTGTTTTTGAAAAATCTGGAAGTTTAACAGTAAAATTTTCTACAAAATCAAAACTCATGAAGTTCTCCGTTATTGATTAGCGCTGCTGCTGAAAGATATAGTAATTTGCTTTTATAGCATTAAACAATTTTATACAAAATAAGTCATGTTTTTATACAATTTGAAAAATTTGATTTTCTCTTGAATCGCCATTTTTTAAAAACCCCGGCAGCATCTCTTCGTGCATTATGTGTGCAGCGTAAAGATAGCTCGCACAGCCTAGTTTATAGCCTTTTCTCGCTGCGTCTGCGCACCATCCAAGATCTTCACCCTGTGAATGAAGCTCATAGTTAATGTTATTATAAACTTCTTTTGACATCATTTTAGCAGCCATTATAACATCTGATTGAAATACAGTTCCAATTGGGTACGATTCATTTCTTGTTGCCTTAAAGCTTTCTTTATCCACCCAAGACATTACGCTCGGAAAATTGCTATCTAAAGGAGTCATATACATTAGTGGGCTAATCGCATCGTACCCGTCTAAAATGTGACCAATAAGAAGTTCTAAAGTAGAATCATTTTTTATAATCACATCAGAATCTAAACTAAAATAATAATCTGGCTGTAGTTCTCTTACTCTTTTAAGAACAGAGTTTCTTAAATTAACCATGTTTTCGTATTTTGAGATTGTCCACTGTCTTGATCTTGGAGAATGCTCAAAGTGCGGCAAATCTTCTCTAACATTTATTTCTAAATGTGGAATTTCTTTGTGATAATTTTTCCACATCATTATTAGATTTATAGTTTCCTGATCATCTGGAGCTGCTTCAAAAACAAAACCAATTTTATTTAGAGGAATTGATTGTCTTTCTATTGCAGAAGCCCACAAAGGAAATATCCATTTTCTTTTATAAATAGGGCAGCCTATAACTAGTTTCATCATACTTCTTGTGTGTCAGCCAGTTCTGTCTTTGTGTGCTTCTTTGCAACTGGTTCAGATTTTTCTTTTGGCTTATCTTGTTCTTTTGGTTTGTCTTCGATTACTTTTTCTTTTGCTTGCTCAACAGTTGGATCTTCAACCTGTGTTTCGTCTTGCACTATATAATCAAGAACTTGCATAATCCCATCTATTAATTCTACAATTATTTGCAGAGCTAATCTTACTTGGCCATTTTGAACAGCTGTATTTAATCCTTCTACTGCATCTTCTGTTAGAAGAAATTGTTTTGCTGTTTCAGATGTAATTATAATTCCCATTATTCCTCACTTGCATCTTTTTGAGTATCCTCTTCCACAATAAATACATTATACTGCTCTTCCAACAAATTCTCAACTACCGATAACCATGTTGGATCTGATCTTTTGATATTGGGAGAATTTCTTCTGCCTTTTTGGTTTTGTGGTCTTATAACGTTTCCAGGACCTCTTCTTTTAGACGGCAAGTTTCTTTCACCTTTTTGAGCAGAATCTTGTTTATCTCCGTCTTTTTGAACGTCTTTCATCGCAGATGCTTTTGCTTGATTTTCGCTTTGAGCAGAACTGATATTTATTTGATTCTGTCCTTGAATTGACATAAACAAATTTTCTTTATCAACTTCTGGATCTTCTCCCAATTTAATTCTTGCTTCTGAAAGAGTAATTAAAGAGTTGACATATTTTTGAACTATGTGTGTTTCTTTCTTTACTTGTGTGTCAACATCTATTTCATTAAACTTAAAAAAACAACGATCTGACATTGCTGAATCATATGGATGAATTAGCGGATCAAATCCACCCTCAAATAAAAGTTCATTAAAAATATGAACCCTAACCATCTCGGCAAATTGTTTTTGATATTGTTTAATCTTGTCGTAAAGCGCAGTATCAAGTCTTTCAGTAATAGATCTATTTCCTCCGTCAAAACTCATTCCCAAATGATGTGGGGCAACACCAAGACCTATCGCAACTCTTTCCTTAAAATGGCTTAAATATTTTGAAGCATCTAATGCTTCCTGATTAGAACCTATTATTTCGACATCATGCCTAAATGGAAGTATCAAACCACCTTCTGCCCTTAAATTTTCAATCTCAATAGCTGCCTGATCAATTTCTTCTGGTTCTGCAGGTTGATCTGCAGTTCCAATTCTGTATTTATACAAAGGAAACAATTCGCGGTGAACCAGGTTTTGAATGTCTTCCTCCATTTGACGCAGAGCGACAACGTCGTCTAAAACGCTTGATAAAAAAGGAGTTCCAAATGCTCTACCTGGTTTTTTATCAAACGCTAAATGAACAACTTTATCTGCGTTCCATTTTGGATCTCTTTCTGTTGGAGCATAGGTAAGAGGATTTGTTCTCTGAAGATATGCCTTAGGTTTATTATGTTTGTCTCGTAAAATTCTGGTCTGCTCAGTGGGGATAAGGTAATAGCCGACTATTGGTTCTGCGCCATTAAGTGATTTCAAAGAAGTCGGAAAATATTCAGTTAAATCTGCTCTAGCTTTTACAAAAAACGCGTTTGCAAACTTAAACAACTGATCAGATAAATCAATTAAAAAATCTAAAAATGGCCTGTTCATTGCCATTTCCATGTAGTCTATTCTTTGGTATAGGTAACCAACTGCTTCTGGATTTTCCCCAACTATTTGCCAACCCTCTTTCCAAAAGAGATCTTTATGTTTTGATATTGCCTGCTTAACATATGAATCTGTATCTATGGCTTGAATAATTCTGTCAAAATTGTAAGGAGACGGTTCAAAGTTAGTTCTTCCAGTATAATAATAATTTACACCCCTATATCCTAGGGCTAAAGCTGCGATCTTCATTGTTCTACCAAGAGAACTTATTTTTTCAGGCTCCATTTGAGCTGAAAAAAAATCAACACCCTCTATTTTTGTAAAAGGTAAATATTCGCGTAAGGCCATAGTTAACTAAACTCCATTTTGAATTATAATATTGTATAGTACAGTTGGTTTTAGTGTTAATTAACTTTGAGGATCGGCATCCTGAAATGTCTTTTTTAGAATAATATCTTTAATTGCTTCCAGCCAAAAAACAGTTTCTGGCTCTGAAAAATCACTTTTGTAAACAAGGTTGGCGTTTGTTATTTTGATATTAATATTGAATTCTTTTTCTTCACTTTGCTCAATTACATTATCTTCTGACATTATTTTACCTTTTTTGTTGTGTTTTGTGGGGTTTCAAAATCATCTTTAGACGATTCTACTTTGGCGTGCATTTGGTTTAACAGTTGCTGCGAAAGTTGTTTGATTGTTGCTTCTTTAACAACTACTTCAGTAATTAACTGAGATATCTTTTCTTGAAAAGATTGTATAATTAAATTAACATCTAAATTTTGATCATTCATAGTTGAATTATACCAGACGAGATTCCAGTTCGTCAACTTTTGCAGAAAGTTCTTGAAATGACTTAACTAAATAAGGAATTAAACTTTCCATAATAACTGTCCATGGTCTGGTACTTGCATTTTCTCCGCCAACAACAACTGAATCTGGAAGAATTTCATAAAGCTGTTGAGCTAAAAAACCTAATTTTTCTTTATTAAGACTATCTGATTTGTAAGTAAAAGACTTTACGTTAATATTATTAATAATATCACTTGCATTGATTTGTTTGTTAATAATATTTTTTAATCTTTCATCAGAAAGATTTTGTGGCCCCAACGGACCATATCTATAGCCTGCATAACTTTGTATTTGAATAAAGTTTACATCGTATATGCCTCGTTCAACTTTAATTCCACCCTCTTCAATTTCAACGTCATTGAACGTAATTACGTTATGATATCCGGTAACTATTGAAATTATCAACATAATACGTATTTGTAATAATTTTTGAACTAGTATTTAATGCTATATTTGAACTCCATGTATTGTTTATACCAGCCATTCCACTAGATGAAGATGTTAGGCTTCCTGATGCAATAGAATAGCTTCCAATAGACCCCGCAGTGGCGGTAATTATTCCATTTGTACTAACCCTAAAAGGAGCGATGCCAAATGTTTCACTGCCTAAATAAATACCATTAGAATCTGCTTTAAATACACTTGCTCCTGAACCAATCTTTATGGTTCCACCATCTAATGCTCCAGTAAAAGTTCCAGAAGCTGAAGAAAGAGATCCAGTAAAAGTTCCAGAAGCTGAAGAAAGAGATCCAGACAATGATAAGTTTGTGCCATCAAACAACAAATACTGTGAACCAGTGCCGACCTTGAAAGTTACTGGAGTAGATGGAGGACCAACAGTGGAGGGAAGCCAAAAGTTATGGGTATTTAAATTTATTGAACCAGCTGATATAGAACCTCTAATTTGCGTTGCATCAAAGATAGCTTGACCATTACCTGCAATCAACCAACCGGTATTACCAGTTGTCCA